GATTCGACAAAGGCCGAGGATGTGGAACGGTTGATGGATGGGGTGAAGGCGGACATGGTTTTCACAGACCCGCCGTATGGGATTGGGAAGGCAATAGCGAATGATGACTTGTCAGAAAAAGAACTCAGGGAATGGAATCGAAGATGGTTGCCCAACACACTAATCTTCACTCAAGACAATTCACATTTTGTATGTTTCCACTCGACCCGGCTTTTTAATACCGTGCTTCGGTACGCAGAAGATATCGGCTGGCAATTCAAAAGATACCTCACATTATACAAACCAAACGACATGACCTTCCCGTGGCAAGGATGGATATTAAAATCTGAATCCGTTTTGCTCTTTACTAAGGGGAATCCTAAATACATAAAAGTTAAACCATACTTGCATGATACGATGGTTTATAATAATAGTTCGGCGTTCAAGGAAGACGTGGGCGGTCACCCGGCAGTCAAGCTAATTGAAATGGTAACGGATTCAATGAAAAGGTTTGATGGGGAGATCGTGCTTGATTTATTTGGTGGCGCAGGAACCACCCTCATAGCAGCCGAACAGACAGGACGGACAGCGTACCTCATGGAGATAGATTGTTCGTACTGCGATGTTATAAAAACCAGATGGGAATCTTTCACTGGCGAGGAGGCCGTTCTTGAAACCTAAACAAACCGACCGAGTTAAAAACATAATCAGCTTCATTGAAAAGCTCACAGTCCCATCTGGTAGGGGTCAGGGTACACCATTCAAGATGCGGAAGTTTGAGCTTCTGTTTATCAAGGCTGTTTATGGTCCGGTTGATAAATGGTGGAAGCGGATAGTGCGCCGGGCAATTTTGAGTCTTGCCCGTAAGAACGGGAAGACAGCTTTTATAGCTTGTCTGGTTTTGGTTCATTTGATAGGACCTGAAGCCATAACAAACGGAGAGATTTATTCAGCAGCCACGGAACGCGAGCAAGCGGGAATAGTTTTTAAATACGCTTCCCAAATTGTCAGAGCTGATCCTGAATTACTATCACTGATTAAAATAGTTGACTCCACGAAGACGATGGTTTGTTTTGGGAATGGATCTATCTATCGGGCAGTAAGTGCCGAGGCCGGCACGAAGTTTGGATTTAACCCATCCGTGGTCATCTATGATGAATTAGCACAGGCACGCAACAGGAATTTATACGATGCTTTTGACACGGCAATGTCAGCGCGTGAAGAACCCTTGTTTATAGTAATCTCCACTCAGTCAAACGACCCCCTCCACATCTTGAGCCAGTTGATTGATGACGGATTAAGTGGACGAGATGAAACAACCGTCTGCCATTTGTACGCCGTACCAGATGATGCGGAGGACGTTTTCACAGATAAGAAACTATGGAAGCTGGCGAACCCTGCCCTCGGAGATTTTAGGTCATTACCTGAAATGAAAACCGCCGCCAAGCGAGCAGTCAGGATGCCCACCTTTGAAGCCTCATTCCGAAACCTCTATCTTAACCAGAGAGTCGATGCCGAATCCCCCTTTATCCCTCGCGCTGAGTGGCTGGCCTGCAAGGGTGACGCTACGATTGAGAAGGGCGAAAAGATATACTTAGGGCTTGACCTCTCTGGAAAGACAGACCTTACGGCTTTGGTTGGTGTAACCGTGGGGGAGAATGAACGAGTCAAGGCGTGGTTCTGGAAACCTGAGGAGTCCCTGGTCGAACATGAGAAACGTGATAGAGTCCCTTATACCGTGTGGAAAAAAGAAGGCTATATCGAAACAACACCGGGCAGAGCTATTCAATATGGATGGATCGCCACAAGACTTGCGGAGATTCTAACTGAATATGAAGTAGTCGGCATGGCATTTGACCGCTGGCGAATAGATGATTTGATGAACGCAATGGGTGAGATTGGATTGGATTGTTATGTTGACGGGAAGGATGCTGGATACTCCGGTGCATTGAGATTAGTCCCGTGGGGACAGGGGTACAAAGACATGACCTCCGCAGTGGAAGCCGTTGAAGGATCTATCTTGGACAGGAAGTTTATCCATGATGGGAATCCCTGTCTGACTTGGAACTTCTCAAACGCAATGACAATCTCAGACCCGGCAGGTAATAGGAAAATATCAAAGGACAAGGCTCGTTTCCGTATAGATGGGGCGGTAGCAACAGCAATGGCCATAGGGCTAAAAAGCAGGGATATGAAAACGGTAGTCCTTTCGGTCTATGAAGGAATGACCGAAGAAAAAATAAAAGAACGCATGGCATTTTAGAAAGGAGAATGAAATGGGTGAATCAATGGAGAGACTTAAAAGAACAGGAGCGCAGATGAAAACACTGGCGCCAGGTCAGCAAATCCAACTTACCCCGAAACAAATGGAGAGCGCGGTATCAAAGAAGTGTCAAAACAAAATAGTTACGCAGACTGAATTGGGGCCAAGGGAACATACCTGTGGCTGTGAGTATTTTATGCCTGCGGTCAGGGTGAGTAAGATATCAGCCTTAATCTCACCCACAGGGCAGGAGTTGACAACGCAGATGCCGGTTCTTGTGTGCCTTGAGTGTCATAAGGCGCTGGGATAGGGGGAGACATGAAAGTTATAGAGTTGATTTCTCAAGGTGTAATGGCAATGTGTTGTATTATAGCTATTGTGCGGCTTATCTCAGAGGGAAACAGCTATGCTGCATATTGGGCTGCATTAACTTTGGCGTGGGTTTTTATAGCATTTATTAAAACAGTATAAATATTGAGGAGCCAGCCATGCCAGAGAACATGATGTGCAGCAGCCAGAAGGCAAACAGCCGGGAATTTGAGGAGAACTGGGATCGGGTGTTTGGGAAGGAGAGGAAAAAAATGGGTCGCAAAAGAGGATTTAAGATGTCCGATGAACAGAAAAACCAGATTAGTGAAAATATGAAGGAGTGGGCCGAGGTTAAGAAATGCCCAAAATGTGGGAGAAAAAATGCTGTAGAATTTTACGTTAATAGTTTTGCCTGCAAATATTGCGATTACGAATTGATGCGTTAGAGGGAATAACCATGCAAATACCCGACAAGCAGACCTTCCGAATAAATGAAGTAAGCGAGCTTTTAACTGTTCCTGTGCGGACTCTCTACTACTGGATCTCAATAGGCCAGATAGAAGCATATCGTCCCGGCAAGCGTTCCCTGCGTGTCCCACGGGGCAAATGCTGACGACACAGATGCCCGTTCTTGTGTGTCTTGACTGTGGGAAGCCGTTGGGGTAACCCATTTCAGGGGTGCGGCTGGATACGCACAGGGAGGAAGAGATGACAATATCTATTGATAAGCAATTTCATGTAAATGAACTTAGGATATGTGGAACCCTTAATGTGCCAATAGGGGAATGGCACGCTCCCTTCGCACATTATAATGCTACAAAGGGTAAAGGGCATGAATGCCCGAATTGCAAAATAGGTTTTTGGGGGAAATCAAGTGGTCGTATAAGCTGTCCATCATGTGACTTTTCATTTATAATAAAGGCTTAGCCATGCAAATACCCAACAAGCAAACCTTCCGCATAAATGAAGTAAGCGAGCTTTTAAGCGTCCCGGTACGGACATTGTACTACTGGATATCAATAGGCCAGATAGAGGCTGTCCGTCCCGGTAAGCGTTCCCTGCGTGTCCCTCGTAGTGAATTGGTGCGGATTAGCTTAAAAACAACCCTGCAAGAAACAGAGTAACCCTTCCTTGCATTTTTTGTGCAACCTCTACAACAAACATCCTAAAAAAATTCTATAATACACTTTCTAAAAAGATTGATCTATTGATAGGGTATTCTGGATCGGAAACCACCCGAACAGTCAAAAATAAAATGGCAGGTGTTGCTTGACGATCTGGAATATTCCTACAAACATTCAAAAGGAGATACTTTGAAGGCATTTTTCAGGACCCTGATTGATGTTCGAGATATTCATATTTATGGTGGTATTGCTCTTATTGGTTGGGGTCTTTGGCAATTCGATCAACGGCTTTCATTCACGGTTGTGGGTGTAATTTTGCTCTATTTAGGCGCATTTTCAGGAAAAAAGAGGTCATAGATGGGCATATTCTCCAGAATGGAAACCAGAAACCTCTCAGTCAACAACCCTAAAGCGTGGGATCGTTCGCTTTGGTCTATCGGTCCACAATCCATATCAGGCGAAAACGTCAACGAAGAAACGGCACTTACCTACTCGGCTGTTTGGAATGCCGTTGAGCTGATCTCAAGCACCATCGCCGCCTTGCCCTTAAACCTCATGCAGGGAAGCGGAAAGACTGAGAGACTCGCTGACGATAATAATCTCAACAGGGTAATGCACAACCAGTGGAACCCTTACATGACGGCGAAGCGTGGGCGTGAGACTCAAATTGCCCACGTCCTGACATGGGGCAACGGGTATGCTGAGATAGTTCGCAATGGCTATGGTGCAGTGGCTGAGTTATGGCCAATAATCCCGGAGCGAGTCAGACCGTCAATGAAAGACGGAAAACTCATTTACACAATAAACATGCCGAATGGAGAAAATGTTGATCTCCCATATGAAAAAGTTCTGAACCTCATTGGACCTAGTAAAGACGGGTTTACCGGTTATTCAAGAATAGGAATGGCACGAAAGAATATTGGTCTTGGCATGGGGATGGAAACCTTCAGTGCTGAGTATTTTGGGCAGGGTATTCATCCAAGCATGGCAGTCACCATGTCCGGTAGTATGAAAGATCCTGTTCCGTTTAAGAAGGCTTTCAATGAAAGCTATGGGGGGCTTAGCAATGCTCACCGGGTCATGCTCTTGGAAGAGACACAGAAGATAGAGAAGTTTTCCATCCAGCCCGAAGATGCACAGTTTATTCAATCCAAGCAACACCATATATCCGATATCGCTAGATTTTTCAATATCCCCCCCCACAAATTAAAGGATCTGACAAAGAGTAGCTTTAATAACATTGAGAGTGAGGATGCCAGCTATTTAAGAGATAGAATTCTCCCCGACTTAGTTGACCTTGAACAATCCTATGACATGCAGCTACTCACCCAGGCAGAGCGCAGCTTATCTGGAAAAGGACGGCTTTTCTTCAAACACAATGTAAAGGGACTCTTGAGGGCCGATACCGCAGCACGTACCGCGCTCTATACAGCTATGCTTGACCGTGGCGTGTTCTGTATTGATGACGTGTTGAACCTTGAGGAGATGCCCCCGCTGGCTGATGACTTAGGGCAGAAGCGTTTTGTTCAGGCCAATATGACATTATTGGAAGATGCAGGGAAAGAACCAGAACCACCCAAAATAATCGAAGGAAAAGAAGATGAAGACGAAGAAACTACTGAAATTCCTGTCCAGTAATAAGATTACAATGGAACAGGCTTTGGAAATGTTAGAAATGACAATCAAAGGTAAATTGCCGAAAGAGAAAGCTGTTATAGGGGGCTATGAAAAACGTGGCTATGACGCGCAAGGAAATAGATCAGAGATATAATGAACGGCATCCAGGACGGCGCGCGGAGATTTCTAAAAAATACCGAGCATCACATCCCGGAGTTGTGGCTGCATACAATAAAAAATATAGGGCTGAGAATCCAGATTTCATACGAGAATTAAAACGTAAACACTACAGAGAAAATACAGATGCTATAAACGAACATCGCCGAGAACACTTGAAGGAAAAATTTTCTATGAGTTCAGAATATGAAAAGAGATACCGGCTAAAGTTGAGAATGGCCAATGCGATAAACAAGTCACTTAAAGGGAAAAAGAACGGGGCTTCATGGGAGGCACTTGTCGGTTATACATTGAATGATTTAATCCGTCACCTTGAAAAGCAATTTCAATCCGGTATGACATGGAAAAACCGAGGCATGGATGGGTGGCACATAGATCATAAAATTCCAATCTCAGTTTTTAATATATCGTTGCCTAATGATATAGATTTTAAAAAATGTTGGGCATTGAGTAATTTACAGCCCATGTGGGCAAAAGAAAACTTAGAGAAAAGGGCAAAAATAGATCGCCCATTTCAACCATCATTAGCTATGGCAATAGAATAAGGAGGTTTATTATGCGTTTCAAACAAGACGAATTGGAAATGAGATGTTTGCCAACATCTGAAGTTAGGTTGACAGATTCAGGCTCTTCTCCAAAAATTACAGGATATGCTGCGGTTTTTAATACTTGGGCGGATATCGGAGGGTGGTTTAGAGAGAGCATAAAACCAGGAGCTTTTTCCCAAACCATAAAAGATGCTGATATTCACGCACTATGGAATCATGACGTTAATTATGTTTTAGGTCGAAACAAAGCAGGTACATTAAGGTTAAGAGAGGATTCCAAGGGGTTAGCAATCGAGATTGATCCAGTTGACGCAAGTTGGTCGGATGATCTAATGAAATCTATGAAAAGAGGCGATGTCAATCAGATGTCATTCGGGTTTGGTGTTAATAAACAAGATATCAATTACGACAGAGATGAACGTATATTGGAAGACGTTACTCTATTTGATGTCAGTATCGTCACAAAACCCGCATATCCAACTACCACGGCACAGGTTCGGTCATTGTTTCACAAAGAACAAGAGGTCAGGAGTTGGACAGAGCTTGATAACGTAATTACAAAGATCAAAGCCGGAGAAGAACTTACCGAAGATGAGTTAAGGGTTTTGATGGCGTATGCTCCACAAGATAAAGAATTGAATCCGCGTGAACTAGAGAATGCCCTGCGTGATGCCGGGTGTTCCCGAAAGCAAGCGAAAGAGATATTGGCTAAAGGACTTATAATTCCTGATGAGCGTGATGCCCCTCTGGAAGAAGAAGACCCTCTGCGTGATGCTGAGCCTGCCACAGAAGATAAGTCAAAAGTTTCAGAATTGTTAATCAGGGCTGAATTGGTAGCCCCATCACTTTAGGAGGTCATACACATGAAAACGATTAGTCAGTATAGAGAGGACATTACCAATCTTATGAAGAAGGTTGGCGATATGGACGCGAAGTGTATTGCAGAAAGTCGTGAGCCAAATTCAGACGAGATTCTGCTTAAAAATGAGATGATGGATGCGGTTGAAGGTATTCGCACAAATGTAGAAACACTTGAACGTCAGGAAAGAATGAGAACGCTGTTGGAAACACCAAACGTACCTGAAACGAAACCTGCACCATCTGGAATAAAGGTTGGTGAGGATCGTTCTGCCAAAGATAAATTCGGTTCTTTTGGCGAGCAGATGATGTCAGTTATGAGAGCTGGTATTTCTGGCGGGTTTGTTGACCCCAGACTTTATAACACTCGTGCAGTTTCCGGTCTTGGTGAGTCTGTACCCTCGGATGGTGGTTTCCTCGTACAGCAGGATTTCGTTACTGGCCTGATGGAAGATGTGTTTGAGACTGGAAAGCTTGCCGCAAAGTGTGATAAAATACAGGTTAGTGGCAATGCCAGCTCTATCAAGATAAACGGAGTCGATGAGACTTCTAGGGCTTCTTCCCGTTCCGGTGGGGTTATCGGATACTGGCTAGAAGAGGCAGGACAGAAGACAGCCTCTAAGCCGAAATTCAGGAAGATTGAACTTAACCTGAACAAGATGATTGGCCTTTGTTACGCCACTGATGAGCTTCTTGACGATGCGATGGCCCTTGAGGGGGTTGTTAGAAAAGCTTTTGTTGATGAGTTTGGTTTCATGCTCGATGACGCGATCATCAACGGAACTGGAGCAGGCCAGCCCCTCGGTGTCCTTAATGCTGGATGTCTCGTTAGTGTGGCGAAAGAAACCGGACAGGATGCGGGTACGATAGTTGCTGAGAATATAATGAAAATGCGTTCCAGGCTGTTCGCTTCAAGTCGTGGTAGTGCTGTATGGCTGATTAACCAGAACGCCGAACCCCAACTCCATCAGATGAGCCTTGCTGTTGGGACGGGTGGTGTTCCGGTCTATATGCCCGCTGGTGGCCTTTCTGGACAGCCTTACGATACCCTGTATGGAATCCCGATTATGCCGATTGAGCAGTGTGCTACGGTTGGTACAGTTGGTGACATTATCCTTGCAGACTTCTCTAAGGGCTATATGCTCGCTGAGAAGGGTGGGATGAAGAGTGATGTGTCGATACATGTTAGATTTGACTATGATGAGAGCGTATTCCGTTTTGTGTACAGAGTGGATGGCCAGCCTAAACGTGCAACCGCATTGACTCCCTACAAGGGTGGAGCTAATTTCACGCAGAGTCATTTTGTTGCTCTCGCGAGCAGATAACTTTAACTGCCCCTGCCTTCGGGTGGGGGTATAAAGAATAAAGGAGTAAGATTATGAATATCAATCCAGAAACATTACCGGTTATTATGGGACACGAACCAGCAACGTGTGCTGCCATTGCCGATACTTCAGATTACATTTGTCTGAAGAATTGTCAGGGTGTTCTTATCACTGCCATATTCACCTATGCAGAGGATGAGGATTGGACACTTACCGTTCATGAAGCTGCAACAGCTACAGGAACTTCTGCCCTTGCAACGGCTTTTCAGATTTGGGTCAATGCTGCCCCCGCTACAAGCGATGCGATGGTCAGGCAGACCGACGCGGTAACTTATGTCGTTGACGGTACACCCGGAACAGATCATGTTGTTCAGTTCTATGTTGATGCTTCGATTCTGACTGCGACCTATGATTGGATTCAGCTTGGAACCGCTGTTACTGGTGGTACTTCTAATTTGGGTTCCGTTATGTATCAGTTGGTTGGTGCAAGGTATCAGCAAGAGACTCCGCCTACGGCGATAGCGTAACTTAACCGGGGAGGTTTCGGCCTCCCCACTTTTAAGGAGTTGACTATGTTTCAAGAAGATAGAAACGAAGTTAAATCAATGATAGCGGAGGCTCTGGTTGGTTTTAAGGTTCCGAAAGTCAAGGCGTTTGATGACTCTGCACTAAAAGCGGAGATATCAGCCTTGAAAGACGAAATCAAGAAACTGAAAGAACCCAAGATAATTAATAAATACAAATAGGAGGTTGATATGTTCAATCAATCAACAAGAAATATGCTTACAAATATGGGCGTTGGTTTACGGGTCGATCGGGATGCGGCGGCTCTGACTTCGGCCACGGTTCCTTTCTTTACCGTGACTGGCGTAATTCAGTTAACAGGGTTATATGCGCTGGTAACTGAGGCATCAACAGCAAATGCTTCTTCATGGAGCGTAAATCCAACAGTAGGGCTTACCACATCTCTATGTGCTAATCTTGATATTGACCCGGCTATTGTAGGAGATCTGTTAGGAATAACTGGCGTCGTGGCAACTGCAATGACTTATGGCGGTGCTGTGGTTGGTATGATGCAGCCCCTAATTATAACCGCTGGAACGATTGACTTTATATCGGCGGCGGCTGCTGGAGCAATTAGTACGCATTTGTTCTATCTTCCGATGACGTTGGATGCAAATGTAGTGGTAGCATAAGAGGATGATATGGCTGTTAAATTAACAACCATCAAAGAATACACCGGGCTTTCGACTGACACAAAACCGACCGGAGTTCCCGTTGGTTCAACCTACTTGGAATATAATACGAAAGCCCGGTGTATCACTTACGATGGAACAAACTGGACAAAGATGAGGAGGGCATAATGGCTACCAAACTTATTAGCACTATCCAAAGATGGGTTGGTTTGTCAACGGATACAAAACCGACTGGAGTAGCCGTTGGCTCGACCTTTCTCGAATACGACACAGCATTATCTTATATAACCTATGACGGGACGAATTGGACAAAGTACAAGTTTGAACTCGGACAGATAAATACAGCAATAAGCCGTGACATGCCTTATCTTTCGGAGTTCTGGGAGAGCGAGGCCTTGACTGCGGCTGTATGGGAAGAGACACTTGACGGGGCTGGTTCGGGAGCCTTTGCAACCGCTGGTGGATATATGTATTACGATATAGACACCGATGCGACCGGGGATAATGATGTAATTCTAAACTCAAAGTATCGCTGGCAAGTGAAGCCCGGAATCATGGGTGACTCGAATAACATGATTGAGCGGTTTGTTCTGGAGTGGGAAGCTCAGTCGGTTGCCGCAGTAACCCTACATGATAATACCCATTTCTTCATGGGGCTTTCGTCGGCTAAGAGTAACGATATCACTCAGCAGAACATTGTTGGATTCTGTCTTGTAGCTGATGAATTAAGGGGAAAGTGTGATAAGGGTGGAGTGGAAACAGGCGGGGCTACAGCAGACATTACAGCTACCTTGACGAACTGGAATAAGTTTAAGATAACCATTGAAGCGGCAAGCATAACCTTCTCTCTGAATGGAGTTGACCAGACAGCTTTAACAAACCCACTTTCACAGCCTGACGTTGCAATGTATATTATCATGGGTACAAGGGCAGAGGGGGCTTCGGCTGTTGGATTGAACATAGGTAACATTAGGGCTTACTATGAGGAAATTATCTGATGGATATAAGAATGCAAGCCATTCTCAAAATTCTATATGAAGAATTGTTCCACGAGAATCATATATTCCCTGAAGGCAGTAATGAGACTGTAACCCTTACAGCAGGCGGAACCATTAATACCTATGGTGCATGGGCTGAAATCGCTGATAATAATTCGGTAACTCTTAGTACAAAGATGGCTTCAGGTGGGCATATCTCCTCAGTTGTTGCGGAAAGTGCAAGCGTGAAAGACAAAATATATATGCTGGAAATATCGTACGGTGCTGCTAAAAAAGTAGTAGCTCGTGCTAGAATGTTATCAGCCACTAATCAGATAGCACACACAGCGCAAGCCCATATGAGGAATCTTTCAATTCCTGCGGGAGAAACGATTTATTACAGAGTGAAATGTGAAACAGCGAGTGCAACCGCTACTGTACATTTTAGATATCACGTTCATTGAGGGTGGATCATGTATGTAATACGATCAGCAGCTCCAGCAGTCGAGCCGATTTCACTTCTAGAATTGAAGGAACATCTCAGGCTTGATAGCGGGACTTTTTCAGACAACATAACCTCGACCCAATCAATCGCGCCCGGTAGTCAAGCGGTAGCTGCGGCCTATACTCTTGAAGGCACTGGTGTTGATGTACTCGGAAAGAATACGGTTGTTCTTCTGGAATCCGGCACGAACCTTGCTGGCGCGACCAATGACACAAAGATTCAGGATTCAGACGACAACCTTGCTTACACTGATTGGACAGGTGGAGCCTTCACTCAGGTTACAACCGTAAACGACAATGCAACCCAAGAGATCGCCTACACAGGGATTAAGCAATACATAAGAGTGGTATGTACTGTTGCGGGTGACGCCTGTTCATTTGGTGTATCAGTTGTTGAATACGCTCCCACCTCTTCGGAAGATGATTTGTTAGACGACATTATCGAGGCCGCGAGGGACTATGTTGAGGAAATTACTCGGCGACAACTAATTACCGCAACATGGGAATATTATCTTGACGGATTTCCTTCAAACAACTCATTCAAGCTGCCCTTTGGCAATCTTCAAACAGCGGATTTGGTCATCAAGTACACCAACTCAGCCGGAACCGAAACAACAATGACCCTTACCACTGATTACCTGATAGAAACAAATGGTGATCAATGCGGAAAGATAGTTTTACCCTATGGCGAGACATGGCCATCGTTTACGAAGTATCCTTCTAACCCGATTAAGGTAACTTTTAAATGTGGATATGGGGATGCTGGAAGCGATGTACCAGAAAAGATACGGGCGGCTATCAAGATGACCTGTGCGAAACTCTACGAAGGCAGGGGCGAGGATGTCTTAGGCGTGTCTGTGTATGAAGATCAAGTAGTCCAGAGGCTTTTGGCTTCTGTGAGATTGTGGGATGTGATTATATGAATATCGGGTCCTTAAAACAGAGAGTTATTTTACAGGCCCCCACGAAGGCCCCGGATGGCATGGGGGGGAGTGTGGATACTTTCGCTACGATTGATACAATCTTCGCCGCGATTTGGCCCACGAGTGCTTCTGAGAGGATGCAACAGATGGGAACCACGATGACCATAACCCATAGAATCAGGATAAGATATCGCTCTGATATAAGAACAAGTTGGAGATTAAACTTTAAGAACAGGCACTTTGACATTGACTCAATCATCAACCCTAATATGGAGTCAAAAATACTTGATCTAATGTGTAAGGAAGCGGCATGAAGAATTTTACTACAGCCCTCTACAAACACGCTACGGATGATACCATTGCTTCTGGCTTTATGGCTTCTATTGGTAACAGACTCTTCGAGAATGAAGCCCCTGAAGGCGCTGAATTTCCTTACTGTGTATATATAATTGTTTCTGATATTCCAGAATATCCCAGTTCACACACTATTGAGGAAGTCTTGATACAATTTTCAATCTTCTCATCATCAAGCAGCACGACTGAAATCAAGAACATCCTGAGCTATTTGCGAACATTATATGATGATTGCTCTCTGACGATAACAGCCAATACTCTTATATATTTTATCCGAGAACAGCTTACAACAATGCGCGATGAAGTTACAACACCATCAGGTACGCTTGGTGTTACTCATTACGCGCAGGACTACTCAATAGAAATGACGACATAGGGGGTCTTATGAACGCATACAGAGGGATTATAAAAATTAGTTGCACTTCAACTGGATGTTTACGGAATCTTAAACAGAACGTGCAACCGGGTTGTATGGATTGCCCGAAAGCCTTGACACAGATATTGGATTTAGAAGGAAAGGTGATCTACGAATACAGATCGCCTGAAGTAAAGACCGGAAAGAGAATAAAAAACTAATAAAAACAGGAGGTTATTATGAGTTTTAACACAGTCCCATTTCACGGCAAGGTCGTGAGGGTGGAAAAAAACGATACGGCAATGGAATATTCAAAGGGATGGTCGATTGATGTTTCATTGGATATGGCCGACTCTTCGAGGGTTGGGCAGGACTGGAAAGAGGGTCTTCCCGGACAGGCTGGATGGACTGGATCTTTTGAGGCCTATACTGTTCTGGGGAATACGGAACAGAAAGCCTTTTTCGACAACCTTGTAACGGCTACACCGGGAACCAAGTTGACAGACGTTATCTTTCTACTCGAGGGGGCTACCAGTGGATTTACCGGGGATCTTTTCATTACAGGCATGTCAATGAATCCGACTATCGGAGATGTTGTTTCAGCGACCTTTAATTTTCAGGGTGACGGTGCTCTGGCTGTATCTGCTTCAACATAAGGGGCAAACTAAAAATATGGGCAAAAAAGCAAAAGACATGACAGGTGAAGTTTATGGAAAATTAACTGTTATCAGCCGCGCTGGTAGTTCGAATGTTGGCCGCGTGGCTACATGGAACTGTCAATGTGAGTGTGGAAATTTATGCGTAGTTAGAGGTACTTGTTTAAGGTCTGGCCACACGAAGTCTTGTGGATGTCTTCAAAAAGAGATTGCAACAAAGACGCATATGAAAGACTTAACTGAACAGAGATTTGGTAGACTATTAGTTGTTGGCTTATCAGGAAAAGATGGGAAGAATGGAAGTCTTTATTGGAAATGTGCTTGTGATTGCGGAAATATTGTTATTGTTCGAAGCGATGCATTGATAAGCGGTAGATGTGAATCTTGCGGGTGCTTAAATAGAGAATGTGCCTCTGAAAGAATGAGCCATCAAAGCGGTGCTGATAACCATATGTATGGCAGAACTGGCTCTAAGCATCCTAATTGGCAAGGAGGGATAACTCCAGAGCATTCTATTATTAGAAACTCTTTTGCTATGAAGTCTTGGCGTAAGGCTGTGTTTGAGCGCGACTCTTTTACTTGCCAACTTTGTGGTGATGACAACGGTGGAAATCTTAATGCACATCACATTAAACCCTTTGCGCTTTATCCAGAACTTAGATTTGACGTAGACAATGGGCTGACACTTTGTGAGTCTTGCCATATCGATATACATAGAAATGGGAGGTGTAAAAATGAGTTCACCAGTAGTACCGTCGCACGGGAAGCTGGGCGCTTTGTATGTTTTGCGCCCTAATGGATTCTCTGGGGCAGGGTTAAATGACGTTACATGGGGGACTGCTTTTGACGGGGCAGACTCCGCTTATTTCGAGGTCGTAATTGATAGCGAATTGGGCGGGACCGCGGGTGTCGATACGTTCAAATGGCGTAAAGATGGCGGGGCATGGACTGAAGATGTTGATATTTCGGGAGGCGCTCAGACACTCTCCGATACACAGACAATTACCTTCGCGGCAACCAAAGCGCACACATTAACCGACCAATGGATTATAGGAAATCTCAAAGATGAAGGGTGTGATGAAGTAGGAGATACCGCGCAGATCACAGATGTCCTAATGAGACTCTTAAATCCGAACAGTCCACCTACGTTTACGGACGCTGGCGGTAAAAATGTTCTTACAACCAACTACACCAACGGCACGTCTGTATTTGACGCTAATGTTGGGGAGGTTGATGTCGATGGGAATAATGGCTATATACCCTCCGCAGCATTGCAAAAAGTCGGATATCTCATTGACTGGTCACTGGACCTTTCTCTTGATATGGCTGATGCCTCTCGGATGGGGCAACAGTGGAAGGAAGGTCTCCCCGGACAAGCTGGCGGGTCCGGGTCGGCTAACGGGTATTTCATCGGGTCTGAAACGCTCTGGAATAACCTGAATGAATCCATAGGCGGAGGGGATAAATACTTCCTGCTCCAGTTATTCAATTACGACCCAGATCAGGACCAGACCGGCGATCACATCAACGCATGGGTAGTTTTTACGGGATTCAGTCTTTCCCCAACAATCGGGGAAGTTGTCAAAGAGGCCGTCAATTTTCAAATTGATGGGATGATTTCATTTACAGCTAACGCATAAGGGAGAGATGAATGACAGTTTTAAATCTGGAAGAGAAAAGGGGAGCTTCCTTTGAGATGGAAGGTGGAGGGAAGGTTGAACTCAGGACCCTATCTTATGAGGCTCTGAAAAAGATCACCAAAGAAAGCACACGGAAACGGGTTGACTTCAAAAAGGTCGAGGGAACTCCGGGGCGATTCGAGTACGAAGAAGTAAATGACGACCTCCAGAACGAACTCTTCTGGGACTATTGTATAATCTCGTGGGAGAATTTCTACGACTCAAAAGAAAAAGAGATTCCATGCACGAAGGAAAACAAGGTTCTCTTGATGACCCGTTCTCCTCAGTTCGCAAAGTTCATAGCCGACTCGCTTGAGACCCTGGGCAAAGACGAAATCGAGCAAACGGCGGTGATTGAAAAAAACTGATAACCTGGGCTGAGTGGATCTTCGATGACACACGATTCGATTGCACATTATGTCAGTCAGTCCAGAAAGACGAAGGGAGAATATATTGCACAGGTCGAGTAGATGGAAAGTGTCCCTCGGGGCGAATACCTTACTTAGAACAAGCCAACATAGAAATATGGGAACTGTTCCAAGCGATATTACCGGGTGTTATTAATGGGATGGGTGGATATAATTATGAAGCGATACGGCTTGTGTTTGAAGCTTACAATATTGGAAAAGAGAAATGGGCTGAGTATATAAATAAGATACTCCTATTGCTGGATGTAGTGCGGAGGCTAACGAAAAAAGATGGCTGATTTTGTCGGGTGGGATTCCAAGAAAATAGAAAACGCGATCATGAAAGAAAATGTTGGCAAACTTAAATCAGCCGGTGATGTTATAGCAGGGAAAGCTCGTGCCAAGTGTCGAGTGGGTACTATTTCAAGACCGATGTATCAGAAAGGCCGATATGCAGGGCAATACTGGACGGCCAGAGATGCCGGCGCATTGAAAAAAACCATCAGAGTAGTGCAGAAAGAAGGCAAGAAGGATGTCTGGATAATTGCGGGAAATAAGAAGGTTTATTACGCGCGAATAGTGGAGTTCTACACTCCGTTCATGCGGCCCGCATTAAGATCATCAATACGAAAGATTAAGACTATTCTTGGAGCTGTATAATGGCTATCAAAGGCGGAACCATAATAACAAAAGTTGCTCTTGATGATAAGGGCCTGAAAACCAGCCTGGATGGTGTCAAGAAAAAAGGTAAGCGTACCGCAACCGACATAGAGAAAGCCTGGAAGTCAATGGGGAAAAAGTCTGATCAGACCTACGCCCATATGAAAGCCAACATCGAGAAGAACTACAACACCATTAAGAATCATGCCAAGTCCACAGCCGCGGATATTGTCAGGGCAGAGAAAGCCAAAGCGCTTAAAATAGCCAGAATCAATAAACAGCAATTTGCATCACAGCACAAATACCTTAACAAACTCAAGGCTAACTGGAAGTCATACGCCTTTGTTGGGATTGCCGCAATTACCAGTATGGTTTATGCTACCAAGAGACTTGTTGATTCTGTAGCAGCCGCAGGTGATCAATTCCACAAGATGTCACTCCGCACAGGGGTTGCGGTAGAAGAGCTTTCCGCCCTCGGTTATGCCGCTGAGATATCAGGCACAAATGTTCAAACCGTTGAGAAGTCTTTGAGATATGCCTCTAAGGTTATGGTGGATTATTCCCGTGGGATAGGTTTGGCAAAACGTACATTTGAAGAACTTGGATTGACGGTAATGGATAGTACCGGAAAGATGAAAGGCACGTCTGCTTTTCTACTTGAGGTGTCTGATAAAATTAAGAACATGACAGACGAGACAAAGAAGGCCGCGTTTATCTCTGAGATATTCGGAGCGAAAGCCGGAACGCAGTTACTCCCCCTCTTAAAATTAGGTAGTGGTGGTATTCAAGAGCTTATGGACAAGGCCAAAGAATTAGGCGTTGTCATGACTACTTCTGAGGCTGCTATTGCCGCCGACTATACTGATACAATGACGGACATGATGGGTGCAGTTAAGGGCGCACAGCGTGTAATAGGTATCGAATTGCTACCAGTATTAAAGGATGTAGCAGAAGATATTACAGCTTGGGTTACAGCTAATAGGGCATTGATAGGACAGAAGACATCTGAGGCAATAGATGGAATCACAACAGCAGCCAAATCTTTATGGAAAATAGTTTCATACGATCCCGCAATTCTTAAATATGGCATACTTGGGCTTGTTATCTGGGGGAAAAAGGGGGCGGTAATAGTAGGAGGCATTGCTCATATCAGTACGGCGATGTGGAATCTTGGCAAGGCCGTAACCTTCGCAAAAGAGGGGCTGATTAGCTGGACAGACTTAGCTACCTCAAATTTTAAAGAGCTGGAATCACTCATCGATGGTGTTGAAAAGAAACTGACTTCCCAGAAACCCCCT